ATATTCATATAAGTCTTGATTATGAGGATTGTTGAGATCACCCAATAATTGAGACTCACCTTCTTTTCTAAATTCTTCTTTAACTCTAACAAAGACTAAAGGTATACGACGATATATGCCGCCACCAGTTTCATAGACTTTATTCAAGCCCATATCTTTAAAGTTAGAAGTTATTAAAACAGAATGACAAAGAAAAGGAATCCTTCCTTTATTCTCAAGTTCAGCTTGATTAGTAACATAAGGAGTTGGATTAATCCAACCAATCAATTCAGCCATAGCTTCACCCTTTCGAGCTTCAGTAATAGCTTTATTGAATTGACCAAGATCGTCTACAACGATTGCATCATGAGCGGATATAAATCCAGACATGAATTCATCGTTATAATTGTAATTATAAACTAATTTAGGATCAAAAGAATGACTCTGACGACCAGTTGCCTGGCGAAAATCAGAGTGTATTTTCAATAAACGTAGAGCTATTTGAGATTTGCCAACCCCAGGCGATGAGATTAACCCAATCGCAAATGGAGCATCTCGTTCACGATCTACATTCATTTTAAACAAAACTTTACGTTTTGCTAATTCTAATTGATCTAATTCAGATTTTAATTTACCACAAATAGTTTTGTCAGTAAAACAACCTTTTAAATCCTTATTTAACTTTTCTAATGTTTCGATTGTAGCTAGAAAACTACGTAAAGTACATTTCTGAACAGTTTGTTCTTCAGTATCGAAATCAACATAGAACTCTGAGGAAAGTAAATCTAATTTATCCTGATAAAATAAGACCCAATTAAGAAATCTTTTATATTTACGCAGGATTTCGTCATCATAAAGTATACGACTAGCATCCTTTGTCATAGTAAACTCGATTAGTTTTTCAGTAAGGAACAAGGTAGAATCAATAACTCCAACACTAAAGCTGAATTTATGTTGCTTCTTCCTTTGACGTTCCATATCGCGTAAAGCGAGTTCCTCAAAACCTAACCAATCACCACCTATATTATGTTTTTTACATAGGGGTAAAGTTAAGACAAATGCAAGAAAAGTCATACCTCTTCGAGCAAACTCACTCTCTTGAAATTTTTCAAAATTGCCAGTAATAGATCTAAGTTCTTTTATGAAAGTTTTAGTTTCTTTCATATCAGAAGACTGCGAAAGAGCAGTAAAATCTCTATCAAAAACAAGCATAAACAATTTAGCAATATACTTGCTAAATGTCTTAATCATCTCAAGATGTGTTTTTTGCATCAAAGCGGCAAGACAATTGTATACCGCATCTATGAACTCCAAAATAGAAGTACAATTCTTAATACCAATGCTTAAATGTATCAATTGGTATAAGAAGTCGCCAAGTGTAATTTTTATACCTAATCCAGACATTTTAACTTCTGAAGAAAGTATAGAGTCATCAATAGTACTATCAATAACGTCATTAACACCGTTTATTATGAGCTTTCGTTTGAAAGACTTCATGGTTGCTGCGAATGTTTGTTGAAACATTGTTCGTTTTGTCATGCTCAATACAGTTCACACGTAATTAATAATTTGAGTGAACATAATTTGTTAGGGGGGGGGATGTTGACCAGGTGGATTATCGTGGCCGGGAAATAGAGGTAACCAAAATTGCTACAAAAATTGGGATAACTATCATCTGAGTTTACATTCAGGGCGAGCTACCCCTAATTTGTGTATTACTCGGTTTTCTTAACCGGGGACCTTTCCTTTAAAAATAAAGTACGTATAAGCGAAGTTACTTTAGGGATAAAATAGCCTATTGTTCACTTGCTTAGGAACGCGTCAGTTTGCCGGGTCAGTACTCGACCTCACCACAAATCTGCTCTCAGATTCAAAATTAAACAATTATAAGTAGACTTACTATGGTTCTAGCAAAACTACGTAACAGGTTTCAAAATTGTGCAATACATTGGAAAAATCCAATGTACTGCGGGTTCAAAATTGTGTGAGTTTAACATCCTCACGAGGGATGCTTACAAATTGTGTAAGAAACATTCCTTAAGGGAATGATTAATAAGGAGAAAGATGATCCAATCTGAGAAGATCGAAAACAAATTTCTAAAAATGTGTTTAAATGAAGGATAAAGACCCAGGAAGGGAATTAAGCTTCATCTTCAACCTAACAATGGATGTCGTAAAGACACCATTCAAAATTGTGTAAGTT